TTGTTTCTATCGTCAGGATTTGAAAATAAGTAAGCCCCAGGAGTTGATGGTGACGAAACTAAGTCAAAACAAATCAATTCAAAGTCATCTTGAACTTCGTTTCTTTCCCCAACTTTTTTGAGAGAACCTACACCTCTTGATGAAACTCCCATAGTAACACCTTGTCTCATTAAGTTTGCTGCAATGTCTCCTTTTGTTGAAACAATTCCTTTCTCGTGAAATCCTGGTGATGTTAATAATTTAAGTTTTCCCATTAAGATATTTTTATCCCACCAAATGTCGGTGATGATATGAGAAACTCTATCTAAGTCAATAAGTGAAGATTCGGGGTGATTTAACTCTGAGGTTGATAAACCTTTGGCAATTGTTTTTTTATAATTGTCAGCCTCTCTCTTTAAAATTCTTTCAGGATAGAATCTACCATTTCTATTTGGAGTGTCGTATTTTTGGAGTACGGCAAAAAACTCGAATGGATTTCTATAGTCCAAATTTGTTGCTTCTTTCAAAACTGACATATTACGTTCATCTTTTGGAGAAACCCAACCCGCATCCATTTCAATTAAGATGCCATGACCAAGCTCGTTAGCTTCTAATATTCTCAAATTTTTCATCTAATCTTTTATGATAAATATACCATTTAACAATGTTTATTCAGTAATTGGTTTTTTTGAAATAGAAAAGTCAAAATATTTGTTTTGGTTAATGTTATTTTTGAATACACTTTTTACAATTTTTTTTATTGAATCTTTAATCTCAAGAGATTTAAAATCCATTTCAGATGTTGTATATAAATTGATTTCTAAATTGAAGAATGATTTTTTTCCATGAGAAATTCCACTTGTCCTTAAATCCAAATCAACAATGCTTTTATCTTGGAAGATGTTTGTGTTTATCGATTCGAAAACTGAATGTTTTATTTCTCTACCCAAATTTGAAACGACTCTGTTCCAATTGTCAAATTCTTTTTTGGGGGTTACCCACGATTGAATGTTTATGTAGACTGATTTGAGGTTTTTAGAATCTACTGTTCCGTATACTGATTTAATTGGATTGAACAATTGAAGCTTTACACTCTTTCCTTTTTTCATTAATTTTCATAATTATAAATGTTTATTTGTTTATTAAAAAATAACACATATAACCGTTAATGTCAAAATTTTTATAAAAATAAGATATTTGTATAATATGATAATAGTAGAAATCAAAAATAACGACAACATTGAAAGAGCTTTGAAAACCTTAAAATCAAAGGTTATTAAAACTAAACAAAATCAAAAATTACAAGAAAGAAAAGAATTCACTAAACCATCGGTTGCTAAGAGAACAAAACTTTTGAAGGCGATTTATATACAAAAAAAGAAGAATCAATTAGATTGATTCTTCAAGGTTTTTTAGTCGTATAAAATTCATTTGGTCGAACTTTTCAATTTTTAATTTGTCTATTGTTTCAGACAATTTTGTTTTAAGTTCAAACTCCTGCTCCTTATCTAATATTGTTTGTAACTTCTTAATTGCACTTTCACGAATTGTTTCAAATTTTGTTTCTAAAGTTTTAGTATCTTCAGAGATAATTTGTAAAAATTCTTTTTTAGAGCTTTCATCTAAAGTATCAATATAGTTTCTCAATGTTTGGTTTGCAATGCTCACCATTGATTTAACAGGAATATTAATAGATTCTTTAACTGTTTCATTTTTTGAGGTTAAAACTGAAACAATTTTTTTCTTAGCATTAACTCTCTCCAATAAATTTAACTTATTTGTATAAACAAGTGTGTCAATATCAGAATATTTGTTATTAACATTTTCTGATAATGTTTTTGGCATTCTAATACTTGGTATTATTTTTTGTAGCAAATTAACCCCTTCTTCCAAATATTCTTTAGCGATTTCTTCTGTAAGACCCTGTGCAGAACTTAACTGGTCATATAAAGCATACGCTTTTGACATAGATTTATCACTTAACACATTGTGTTTAAATTCTCGTAAAGACTTCTTGAATTCCTTCTCATTTTTGTAAGATTCAAGAAGATTGTTTTCGATTATGGATTTTATGGTTCCGAAGGTCATTTTGCTCATTTTCAAATAAATACTATGAATTTAATAACTTATCCAATTCTTTCGAAATTTCTCCTAAAGAATCTTGTCCTTGACCTAAATCAATCATTCGAGACCCTTCAATTAAATTATTTTCTACTAGAATGTTCATGTCTTTTTTCTTAGACTCAGGAGCTAATTCTGGTTCACCTCCTGCAGGTGGTGCCGCTTCAGGTGCTGCTGGTATTTCCTCAGGTGGTGGTGCGGCTTCAAAACCTCCTCCCGGTGGTGGTGCAGTTATTTCACCTCCAGCAGTTGCCGCCGCGGCTGCGTTTGCAGTACCTCCAGTAGCACTTCCATATAATTTATCGATATTATCAAATAAACCTGTTTTAGTAATAACTGTTGGAGTCGCTTTAAGTTCTTCACCCACAGCTCTCTCAATTCTTTGTTGTTGTAAATCCAAACGAACTTCTTCATCTGACCAACCAAAGATGTGTTTCTTAGCCCATGTCGACGAAGTTGCTTGAATTCCGTTTCCTGGGTCGGATACTAAATCTTTGTATAATAAAACTTTTTCTTTCCAAATATCAACCTTCAATAAGTCAGCCTGAGTTGACGGGTTAGTTAAACCTAAAGTGAAGTTTGATAATTCATCTTCAAAACCTAATAAGAATAAATGCACAATTGCAATCTTATTAAGTTCTTGAATCATACTTTTTTGGATTCTATTAATTGTACGAGCAAATCTAATATCTTGTAACGCTAAATTTTTACCGTCACCCACAACCTCTTCAAATCCTAAGAATGCCTTAGGAACACGAAGTGCTGTTAATAATTTCTTTTGAATATATTCAATATCGGCAATCTCCGATAGGTTTGTTGCACCTGGTAATGTTGTAATTGGGTCTGGTGCCGCAGGGTCTCTAACAGGAATGAAATAATCTTGGTCTACAGCCATCTGATTAAATCTCATGTCCACATTACCTGTCTTACTATCAACAATTTGTTCTCTCTTGAATTTGTTAGCAACACGTTGTACGTATGCTTCAACATCATCATCATTCATGTTTCCAACGAATACTTTGAACATTCTTCTTTCAGGTGCTCTTGATGTACGATAAATCAACATTGCGTCTTCTGATAATAAAAGTTGTTTCCAAATTCTTCTTGCCTTTTCTAACATAGAAGTACCGTAAGGAAGTTTTCTGTCGTCACCTAATAATCTGAAGTGAGCAATTTCCCATGATTGGAATTCCATGTTTTTGTTTTTCCAAGTAAAGTGAAGGGCTTTTTTATCTTTGTCTAACTCCTTTGTAATATCCACAGAAATCTTTGCACTCACACCTACTTCATGTCTTTCAATTTCAATAGTAGGTAATTGTTGTACACCAACAACCCCCTTTTCAGGGTCTAACTTTAAGTAGACAAAGTTGTCACCATACTTACAAGTGTTTCTTGTCCACATAGGTAAGTTAGTATTGATGTCTAAGTTGTTATTAAATAAATCGGCTAATACACCTTTGATTCTTTTTGATTCGGAATAAATTTGAAGAATGAATCCGTCTTCATTTGTCGTTGTGGATTCTTCAGCATAGATGTCTAAAGCCGCAGAAATCTCAGGAGTATACTCCATTGATTCATAATCATACTGAGCAGACAATCTTGTTGGCTCATAATAAATTGCTTGAGAATAAAGGTTATTCTCAACTTTAGCCCATTGATTCGTTAAGTAGTAAGTTTGTTGAGCTTGGAGTTTTTCCATCTCATATTCTTGTCTACTTGTTGTGCGTAATAATTCCTTCTTATCAAACTTAAAAGTAGGATAGTCTTGATTTAATAACGAATTCGGTCCAAATGTTTGTGACAGCCTTTGCCAGACCGTCATGTTTTGTTCTGCCATATTATAAGTTTACTTGTTACCTCAATAATATAAATAGTTATTACGCACCAAATAACCATCCATATTTTTGGTAATCGGCTTTAGTGGCACCTTGATTAATTGGGTTTTGTCTACCCATCTGAGGAACTAACGGATTAAAGAAATCTGAACTGTTTTTATTCTCATTCATCACTGTAGACCATGAATTTAACATAGCCTTAGTATGGTTTACAACTTTACTTAAAGATGCAAATGATTTCTCCGCAACATATATTGCCATAGACATTCCCATAATACAGTCATCGTGGTGTCCTTTCTGATGGTCAGGTCTACCATTTACGTAAATAAAGGTATTCATTTCATTGTATAATCTATGAGAATATACTTTGAATCCATGTCTCACCGATTCTTCAAATGATGCAATAATTTGAACCCTTTTATTATTGAAATTAATACCAGGAATTCTTTCGTTCATTTTAGGGTCGAATTTCCATTTGTTTGTTGTGTCAACGTTGTCAACATACAAACCTCCACCATATGAAAGTTCTTGCATTTTTCTTGCTGTTGA